AGAAGCTAATGTGATCGCTAAAGCTACAAGAAGAGGAAAAGGTAACTATGTAATCTGTTCTTCTGACGTTGCTTCAATCCTAGCTGCTTCTGGTATGCTTGATTATAGCCCTGCTTTGTCAACTTCTTTGAATGTTGATGATACTGGTAATACTTTTGCTGGTGTTCTTAACGGTAAGTTCAAAGTATATGTTGATCCATATGCAACTGGTACTAATCCTGACTACGTAACTGTAGGTTACAGAGGTAACACTCCATACGACGCAGGTCTTTTCTATTGCCCATACGTTCCTTTAACTATGGTTAAAGCAATTGGTGAAGAAGACTTCCAGCCAAGAATCGGTTTTAAAACTAGATATGGTATGGTTGCTAACCCGTTCGTAGCTACAGACGGAACAACTGGTGCTGATAGAGCTAACCCTTACTTTAGAATCTTTAGAGTAGACGGTATTATGCAAAACAGCTAATCTTTAATTAGATTACAGTTTAAAAGGGACCTTCGGGTCCCTTTTTTTATGCGTATAAATAATATTGTCTAATGATGGACAACACACACACGGAGACTAATATGTCAAATGGAAAATCAGGGTTCGAGATTCGAGCCGACTTACTAAACCAAGCTCAAGGAATACTTGAGGGAAATATCCACAGGAAAATTGATCAGGTTCACGAACACAACAGTAGAAATGAGGATAACCCAAAAGTTCTACCTGCTAGACAACTAAAGGCATCTGATGTTATTTCTGTAGCAAAAGAGCTGAATGAGTTTGTTAACGAAAAATAATTAACTCTTAGCAGATAGATTGGTATAAATAGATATATGACTACACAAAATAAAAACTTTTTGAGTCCTACCGGATTTCAATTTAAAATAGATTCTACTCAATATGCTAATGTTGAGTATTTTTGTACAGCTGTAACTCTTCCAGACTTATCATTAGGCGAAGCTCCTAATCCCTACAAGGGGTCTAATTTAGCTTTTACTGGTGATAGGATTGCCTTTGGCGATCTTGCTATAAGATTCAACGTAACGGAAGATATGGAAAACTATATTGAGATGTTCAATTGGATGCATAACATCGTTGGAAAAGGTGAAGTGTTTAAGTCTGATGCAACTCTATCCATTTTGAGTAGCCATAATAACGTCACGAAAGAGATTACTTTTAGAGACTGTTTTCCTACCAATCTATCTGCTGTTGAATTTTCTACTCAGCAGACGGACATAGAATACCTGCAAGCTGACGTGACATTAAAGTATACATACTACGAAATCAAGTAAACACATCGGTTTACTTTTTGGCGGTGTTTGTACACATATAGATATACTATGGAGATATTATGAATAATTTAGAAACAATACTTGAGATGTGGAAAAAAGACTCGATTATAGACGAGCTTCAATTAGACCAATCGGCAAGAGATTCGGCAAAGCTTCATTCGAAGTACCTAGAGTTATACTCAATAAATAAACTTAGATTTAAAAAGCTTGACTTAGAATTTAAAGTCTTATTGAAAGATAAATTCATGCACTATAACGGTAAACTCACGCAAGAAGAAATGGATTCTAAAGGATGGGGTTACGATCCTTTGAACGGACTTACAGTGCTGAAAGGGGATATGGATAAGTGGTACGATGCGGACCCACTCATTCAAGAACATCAAGCTAAAATGCACTACACACAAGAACTAGTTGACACTTTAAAAGAAATACTTGACAACATTAAGTGGAGACATCAGAACATTAAAAATATTATTGAATGGAACAAATTTACTAGCGGGATGTAATGGAAAAAATAGTCGTTAAGAAAAAGAACGAGGTATTTCTAAGTGTTATAACTGAACCAGGAATAGAAATGGAGTTGTCAGAACACTTCTGTTTTTATGTACCAGGTTATAAGTTTATGCCGTCATACAAAAATCGTATGTGGGATGGTAAGATACGATTGTACGATTTAAGAAAAAAACAAATTTACGCGGGACTTTATAAGTACCTTATTGAATTTGCGAATGCCCGTAATTATGAGTTTATAGTAGAAGATAATTCTATGTATGGACGGCCCGACATTGAAGAACTTCATGATATTGAAAGTTTGCTGAAACAGGTGACGCTCACAGCTAACGGAGATAGTATAACACCTAGAGATTATCAACTAAGTGCGCTCTCACATGCGCTGACTAATAAAAGTTCTTTGTTATTAAGTCCTACAGCTTCTGGTAAAAGTTTAATTATATATTTAGCTGTTAGATATTTTTTAGAGATGTATGACAGAAACGTATTGCTTATTGTGCCTACAACATCGCTAGTTGAACAAATGTATTCAGACTTTGGCGATTATTCCACAAACGACGAATGGTCGGTAGAATCTAATTGCCATAAAATATATTCAGGCAAAGAAAAGTATAACTTAAAGCACCGTGTAATTATTACTACATGGCAATCAATATATAAAATGCAGACCCCATGGTTTGAAAATTACGGCATGGTGATTGGTGATGAAGCGCATAATTTTAAAGCTAAGTCTTTAACTGCTATATTGGAAAAGTGCGTGAATGCACAATATCGTTTAGGAACAACAGGAACATTAGATGGCACACAGACACATCAGTTAGTTTTAGAAGGTCTATTTGGCCCTGTGCATAAAGTCACTACTACTAAAAAGCTGATTGAAGAAAACTCATTGTCACAACTGGACATATTTGTCTTGTTATTGAAATATAGTGATGAACATTGCAGATTAGTATCGAAGATGAAGTACCAAGAAGAGATTGACTTTATTGTAAAATACGAACCGCGGAATAATTTTATAGCAAATTTAGCGATGGATCAAGAAGGGAACTCGCTGATATTATTCCAGTTTGTCGATAAGCACGGAAAACCATTGCACGATTTATTAAAGAAAAAGTTTGATGAATTACCAAGAAATACGAGGAGGTTGTTTTATGTCTCAGGTGAGACCGACGTGGATACGAGGGAAGAGATTCGAGCGATTACAGAGAAGCAGGACGACGCGATTATTGTCGCTAGTATGGGCACTTTTTCTACAGGTATTAATATTAAGCGTTTACACAACATTATTTTTGCTTCACCGAGTAAGTCTCAAATTAGGGTTCTTCAAAGTATCGGACGTGGATTAAGGAAGTCTGCAGATGGTATAGATACTAAGGTATATGATATTGCTGATGATTTACATTGGAAGGCCCGAAAGAATTATACGTTAAATCATGCTGGAGAGCGTATCAGAATATACAGTAGAGAAAAATTTGACTATAAAATACATGGTATAAATATATAAATGGAATCAATCGAAGAAGTAGATGTAAGACATTTTAAACTAACAAACGGCGAAAACATTATTTGTTATGTTCAGTCGGCGAGCGAGCATGCGTTCATTGTAGAACGGCCTGCGGCCGTGCAGGCTTCACCTGCTGGTATGTGGACTTTTGCAGATTGGTTTCCATTTTCCGACAAGAAAGTGTTTAAAATCATGAAACGCTTTGTGATCAACCATACCGAGGTTGTATCTGAGACGAAAGAGTCGTATATAAAGTATTCTTGTCAAGATGAGATTAGAGATACTATAGGGACTTATGATTATGATACCTTTGAAGATGATATCCAAGAACAATACGAATCTGATGAAACAGAGCCTAAAACAATACATTAGTATACCCCTGGCCTCAAGTGGACTCTTATATTATATCACGCTTTTGACGATTTGTACACCTTTTTATGCAAAAAAACTAAATTAATTTAATGAAAATAACTGTGTACATTTGTTGTATACTATGTTATAATATACTATTATCGGGAGAAACACATGACTAAAAAAATCAAACCAAAAGATAAACCACACTACGTAAACAATAAGGAATTTTCTCAAGCTGTTATGGATTACGCGATTTCAGCAAGAGCCTCAAAGGATGCAGGCGAAGTCACTCCTACAGTAACTAATTATATTGCAACCTGCTTCATGAAAATATCAGAAGGCCTGTCTCACAGACCGAACTTTGTTCGGTACACTTATCGTGAAGAGATGGTTATGGATGGTGTAGAAAATTGTCTACGCGCAATTAATAACTATAAAATAGAAACGGCAACAAGGACTGGTAATCCTAATGCGTTCTCTTATTTTACACAAATATGTTTCTTTGCATTTATTCGTAGAATCACTAAAGAGAAAAAGCAACAAGAAATTAAATTCAGATTTATCGAAAAAATGGGAATTGAAGACTTTGCTGCTATGGGAATGGATGATGCTGGTGCACAACAAACACTGGAATATGTAGATACTCTTAGACAAAGAATCGATAAGATAAGAGTAAAAGATGATAAGATCAAAGAATTTGCGAAAGCAGAAAAAGAAAAAGAAAAACTAGAATTGTTTATGGTATAATATGAAAGTAGCTATATTAAATGACACACATTGTGGTGTAAGAAATTCATCAGATATTTTTCTAAAGTATCAAGAGAGATTTTACGAGGAGATATTCTTTCCTTATTTGAAAGAACATAACATTAAGAATATCTTGCATTTGGGAGACTATTATGAGCACAGAAAATTCGTTAACTTTAAAGCACTCAATGCTAATCGTAAGCATTTTCTTGAGCCTATGCGTGATGCCAGCATTACCATGGATATTATACCCGGAAATCATGATGTCTATTTCAAAAACACTAACGAGTTGTGCAGCCTCAAAGAGTTGCTTGGTTATTTTACCAGTAATGTAAACATTATTATGAAACCTACTGTACTAGATTATGATGGTTTAGGTGTAGCAGTGATTCCATGGATTAATAACGCTAACTATAAAGAGTACGTTGATTTTGCTATGAAGTGTAAAGCGCCAATACTAGGTGCTCATTTAGAACTTGCTGGCTTTGAAATGATGGCAGGTATTACTAATCCACACGGAATGAACGCTGAAATATTTTCACGGTTTGAAAAAGTATTATCTGGACATTTTCATACAAGATCGTCACAAGGTAATGTCGACTATTTAGGATCTCAGTTCGAATTTACATGGGCTGATGTCGATGATCCAAAGTATTTTCATATACTTGACACAGAAACGCGAGAAGTTACAGCAGTGCGTAATCCTATTACTATGTTTAAAAAGATTGTATATGATGATACTAATAATGATTATAACAACTTTGACTTTACTGACTGTGAGCATAAATTTATTAAGCTTATCGTATTGACTAAGAACGATTTATATATGTTTGA